GCTCGCCCGCTTGTATTCGCCATAGCCGCCGGTGGCCGACGGCTGGTTGAAACGGATGTCCTTGCCTCCGCGCGCATAGGCGATGAGGCCCGGCTCGAACTGCTCGACCCGATTGCCGTCCGCATCGACCACAGAGGGCGCGATGCCCTGCTGTGCCTCGTCGTCACCAAAGACGATGGCGGTGACGCAGGCCTCGGTCTTCTTGCGGACCAGTTCGGCTACTTCGTAGTCGTCGAGATCGCGCAAGCTGCGGATCACCGGCGCGCCCCAGGGCACACCGCGCGCCTGCGTGCGCTGTTTCTCATACACATGAGCGATCTCGGTCGCCGGGACCGGTCGGCTTTGTAGCCCGTTCTGCAACGCACCATAGGCGTCGCCTGGATGTTCGGCGTGTAACCAATAGGTGCGGCGCTTGCCGACCGGGTCGAACTCGATCCCTTGTACCAGGCGGCCCGCGCCGAGCGCGCCGGATTTCGTGGCGTCGAGGAAATCGGCTTCCAGCACCTGCAATTGCAGCGGCACCGGCAGCCCGTCTGAAGATCGGCGCAGGCGGCGGCGCACCAAGACCTCGCCTGCCTCGACCATCTCGCGGCAGATCAGCGTCTGCAGTCCGTAGAAGTCGAGCTGGCCATCAGCATCGGCGGCGTCCGACCACCGGGCAAACAGCGCATCGACCTTGCGGTCCAGCTTGTCATTGCCGCTTGCCGCGCGCGGCATGATGCCCGCACCGACAATGTTGTTGACCAGGACCGCCACGGCCTTGGCCGCATGCGGGTTGTTGCGGACCAGATCGCGCATCCGGTCGCGCAAGAGCGCCCCGGCGATGCCGACCTCGGTGTCAGCCGAGGATCCCGGCGCGCGCCAGCCGTCAGTCCGCCGCCCTTTGGCCGCGCCATCATAGCCCCGCGTCAAGGTCTCGAACGCCTGCCGCGCCAGCACGCGGCGGGCCGCAGTGCGCGGTGCCACTGAGGCAATCGCGTGGTCAATCCAGTTGGTCGACATCAGCGGTCCCCGCGCGAGAAGCCCGCAAGACCAGCGACCGGCAATGGCCGGGTCGAACCCGCAATGGCCCGTTCGATGGTCCGGATACGGGCCAGCAGATCCTCTGCCGAGCCGTAGTCCACGGATTTGCCATCATAGCTGACCCGGGTCGTTCCGCTGGCATAGGCCCGCCGCAGCGCCGAAAGCTCGGTTTCCGTCCAATCTGCCATCAAAACCATCCTCCACGCCGTCCAAGCCAGTCGGACTGCCGTTTTCCCTGCGACGTCTGCGCTTGGCGATTGATCTGCCCCGCGGGATCCGCAGAGGCGTCGGCCGCCCCGAGTTGATCCTCGAGATCGCACCATTTCTCGTCGGTCCAGCGATCCGCCCCCGCGATCCAGGCGGCGGCGCGGGCATAGACCCGACAATCCAGCGCTTCGTTCCGCTCCCGCAGCTTTTGCCATTCCAGCCGTGCGAAGCCGCGCTTGGTACGCACGGTGACTAGCTGTTCAGCCACGAACTGCTTCAGCCATTCATTCTCAACCCAATGCGGCAAGTGGACCGTGCCGGGAGAGAAAGCAGCGCCAACTGCGCGTTCCTCATCCGTCGGCCGTTCGAGCCGCAGAAAGCGATAGGTCTCGGCCTTGAACGTCGACACCGCCACGGTCCAAAGCCGCGCCCCGCGCCGCAGCCGTTTGCCTGCGATGGTCGCGTCCACATACGTCGGGCCGGTGACCGGGCTCGAGCGATTGAACCCCTCGACGCCTTTGACCGGGGCCACCTGCGCGAAGCCGACCTGTCGCGACCAGGCATAAACAGCACTTGTCTCGTAGCCGGTATCGATCGCCAGCCGTGCCAACGTCATCGGTTGACCTGAGGCATGCTCCCATGTCTGGCCGAGCAAATTGGTCAGCTGCTGCCAGCAACCCGGATCGCCGGGCCCGCCCTCAATGACCAGGTGATCGATCAGCCAACTCTCCAGCCCGCGGCCCCAGGCCCAGACATCGACCTCGATGCGATCCTTTTGAACGTCCGCCCCGGCGGTCAGGAACAAGCCCCGCTCTGGAACAGTGCCTCCTTCCCAAGTCTCGCGCTGGTCCGCCAAGCGCTGCCAGTCCGGCGCCTCGCCGGTTTCGACCCATGTCTCGCCAAGGATCGTGTTGCGGAATGCCTTGATCGCCTCGTCCGACCCTTGGGCCGCGTCCCATGCGCGCACGATCCGCTCCCAACTCAGCCAGCCGATCGGCGAATAGAGCGCCGAGAGATGATAGCCGACAGTGCCAGGATCGGCGGCCGTCGCAGTCGCGCGCCATTCGCCTGCCTCCAGCATCGCCGTCTTGTTGTGTTCGGCGATAGGCGTCTCGCAGCCCTCGCAGTGATATTCAGCAGTCTCCGGCCGCCCCTTTTGCCAGCGTAGCCGTTCGAACTTGAGCCACTGTTCCTGACCGCAATGTGGGCATGGCACGAAGAACCGGCGTTGGTCGCTGGCCTCGAACTCACGCTCGATCCGGCTCAGCCCCCGAATTGTCGGGGTCGAGACCAGGAACACCTTTCGCCGATGGGCGAAGGTCAGCGAGCGCGCTTCCGCCAAAGTGACCGGATCGCCTTCGTCGTCAGCGGATGCCGGATAGGCATCGACCTCATCGAGGAAGATGTAGCGCGCCGGAGTCGAGCGCAGCCCCACGGCCGAGTTTGCCCCGGTCATGATCAGGATGCCGCCCGCGAATTCCTTCGACAGCATGGTGTTGCCCGCGTCGCGCGAGCGCGCCGGTTTGACCCGCTCACGCAATTCCGGACTTTCATCAATCAGCGGATCGATCCGTTGTCGCGAGTTGCGCTTGGCCAGTTCCACGGTCGGCTGGACCGCCAGCATCGGCCCCGGCGCCTGGTGGATCGCAAAGCCGATCCAGTTGTTGCCAGCTTCCGTTGCGCCAACCTGCGCGGCCTTCATGAACACGATCCGCTGCGTTGGATCGCCGGGCGACAGCCGGTCCATGATTTCGCCCATGTAGGGCGTACGCGCCGTGCGATACCGCCCGGGTTCGGCCGATGCGCGACCCGAAAGCATCCGGTGCCTGTCCGCCCATTCCGACACCGTCAGGTCCGCATCCGGCGTGAGGCCCGCGCCCCAGGCACGCAGGATCTCTGCCGCGCCGTCGAACTCGAGGGCTTCATCACCGGAGATCGGGTTTGACCTCGGCAAGCTCGTCGAGCTGGGCACGGACATGTTTCTCCAGAACCTTCTGCATGGCGGCGGTTTCCACCCCCAGATCAGCCGCCATCAGCGCGGCGGCACGGGCGGGCCAGTTAACCCAGACGTCGCGTTCCTGCCGCGCCAGCCGAAACACCAGCGACAACGCGCGGGCCCGGTCGATCAAATCTCCCTTCAGATTTTGCAGCCGGAGGCGGCGTTCTTGCGCCTTCAGCACTTCATTGGCCGTCTTGGCCTGCAGAAAGGTGGTGCCGCTGCCGACCGGCGGTGCCGCTAGACCCTGTTCACGCAGCGTCTCGCCAACGGCGGAGACCGCTGCCTCCGGGACAGGTTTGAGCTTCGGCTGCGGTGTTTTCCGCGTCTTGGACGGATCGGTCGCCTCAGCGCGAAGGGCGTCGCTTGCCACCGCGTCGATGCTGCCATCGGCATGCAGCACCAGCCGTCCCGTCGCCTTGGCCTTCTGGATCGCCCCGCGTGAAAGACCGACGCGGGCGGCGTATTGGCGCTCGCTAAGACCCTCCATTGCGCGCTCCGATTATCGTTCAAAATCATGTTCTTATGTAGTTGATAAGCCTCCGCGTCAGAGCGAACGTGATCCTACGAAAACGATGCAACTCACAACGGAGCCGCCACGATGACCCGCCTGAACCCGATCACCACACCCCGCCACCAACTGCGCGCCGAAAAGGCGCGCCGTAACAAGGAAGCAGCGCTGAGCGCCTTCATCGGCAAGAAGGCCGAGATCGACGAGATGCTGGCGCGCTTGTCGAGCCTGAGCGACGACCACTTCAACGCCCACCCCGACGAGATCAACTGGGGCCATGTCGGCACCCTTGAGCACTACGCCAGCCTCCTGAAGCGCATCACCGACAGCGCCTTCAGCGAAGGCGAGCACGCGGAGTGAGCACCATGGAAACCAGCACCATCCGATTGCCGATCCGCAAGCTACCCGATCACTTTGACCGAAGCCGCATCACCACGGTCCTCGACGAAATCGAAGGCGCCCTGATGGACGATGGCGGCGTTTATGTCCGCGCCTACGCCGACAGCATGACGATCACCATAGAGGTTCCGACCGATCAGCTGATCGATGCAGCCGCCTGTCTGAAAGACCTCGGCCTGATCTGAACCGCGCAACCGCGCAGACCTGCCCCGCACGCGCGGGGCTCGTCCCGGTAGAAGGGTCGCATTCCGCGCCCCCGATGACTGGAGACAACCATGGCCAAGAATTCCACCACCACAACAACCGATGCGGCCCCGCGCCAGACCAAGCAGCAGATCATGATCGATCTCCTGCGGCGGCCCGAAGGCGCTGGTATCGAAGAGATCACCGTTGCAACCGGATGGCAGTCGCACACGGTGCGCGGCGCAATGTCCGGCGCGCTCAAGAAGAAGCTTGGACTCTCGATTACCTCGGAAAAGGTGGAGGAACGCGGCCGCGTCTATCGGATCGAAGACTGATCCCGCCCCGCTGCGCCGCTGAAGTCTCGGCGGTAGGGAAGCCGACGCCGCGCAGAGCCGCCGCTCGACATGAGCGGCGGTTTCATCGGTCTGAGCCGGATTGCCTCGAATAGCCGCCGCAGGACATACGACCGCGCTATGCTCACGATCGTGAATAAGGCCCCCATTTTCAGGTTCTGCGCCAGCGTCGTGTGCAATCCGAAGATCGGGAAGATCAGGATTTGCGTGATCACGGCAACCCCGTAGCCGACGACCACATTGGCGACGGATTCGACGAGAGACATGAAGCGCGACTGCCTACCATTCGCAGGCATTGTGTCTTGGACAGGAGTTCTTAAATCTGAAGCCGAAGTAGTAGAAGTTCTGATCATGATCGATGCCCCTGAAATAATTGACGATCTCCGTCACACCTCACCGATGGCCGTGACTGGAAGTGGCTGGGCGCTCGTTTCCGATCGCGTGATGGGCGGGGTTTCGGTCGGAACGATGCGACGCGAGGTGGTTGAGGGCCGTGAGGCGATCCACATGCAAGGCGGTGTCAGCCTTGAGAATAACGGTGGCTTTCTCCAGGTCGCACTGGATCTTGGCGATGCGGGCAGCGAAGTCGACGCGCGAAACTGGACCGGGATCAAGTTGGACGTTTTCGGGAACGACCAAGTCTACAACCTACACCTGCGGACATCGGATATTTACCGTCCCTGGGAATCTTACCGCCAGAGTTTCTGCGCTCCGTCCCACTGGACGACCATCTATCTTCCTTTTTCTGAATTTGTTCCGCATCGAACGGAACGTCCGCTCAACACCACTCGGCTTCGCCGAATTGGTCTGGTCGCTATTGGCCGGGAATTCGAGGCCGACGTATCCATTGCCGACATTCGCTTCTATGCCGCTGCTACCGGAGAAGATGAGCCTGCCTAATCGGTGGCCTGAGCCGCTCCGTCCCGCTCTTGGCGTGCATCGGCAAAAGTCCGGGCCTGCCCTTCAAGAATGGCAGCCTTGCCGGTGAACCGCTGCCAACGCTCTACGGCAACATCGACGTAGGCCGGATTGAGTTCGATCCCGTAGGAGACCCGGCCCGTTGTCTCAGCCGCGATCAGCGTGGTGCCGGACCCCATGAAGGGCTCGTAGACCGCTTGACCCGGGCTTGAGTTGTTCAGGATGGGTCGACGCATGCATTCAACAGGTTTCTGCGTACCATGCACGGTTTCCGCGTCCTGATCTTTATTGGCGATTTGCCAAAGCGTTGTCTGTTTGCGGTCCCCCACCCAGTGGCCCTTGCCGGTCTTTTTCACGGCATAGAGACATGGCTCGTGCTGCCAGTGATAATCTCCGCGGCTCAGCACCAGACGGTCTTTCGCCCAGATGATCTGAGATCGGATATTGAAGCCTGAGGCAATCAGACTGTCGGCAACCGTGGTCGCGTGCAGTGCCCCATGCCAGACATAGGCGACGTCGCCCGGGAATAGTGCCCAGGCCTCGCGCCAGTCAGCGCGGTCGTCATTCATCACCTTGCCGGTGCGCTTGGTCGCGGCTGCCCCTGCCTTGTTGCGCCAGCCGGGATCGTATTCCACGCCATAAGGCGGATCGGTCACCATCAGGAGCGGTTTCACATCACCGAGCAGCTGCTCGACATCGGTGGCAACGGTCGCATCACCGCAGAGCAGCCGATGTTTGCCCAGCACCCATAAATCGCCGGGTTGGCTGATCGGAGTTTCAGGTGCGTCAGGAACATCATCCTCGCCCTCGCGGGACGCGGTTTCGGGGTCGACCTCTCCAGCCAACAGCGCCTCGAGTTCAGCGTCATCGAAGCCAATGAGAGACAGGTCGAAATCCTCGGCCAGCAACTCGTTCAGTTCGGCCGAGAGCAGCGCCTCGTCCCAGGTCCCAAGTTCTGTCAGCTTGTTGTCCGCGATCCGGTAAGCCCGGCGCTGCGCCTCGGTCAGATGTCCCAGCACGATCACTGGGGCCTCGGTCAGCCCGAGCTGCGTCGCCGCCAGGACCCGACCATGGCCCGCGATCAGTTCTCCGTCATCGGCGACGAGGCACGGCACGGTCCAGCCGAACTCCGCCATGCTGGCGGCGATCTTCGCGACCTGGTCTGCGCCATGCGCCTTAGCGTTTTTCGCATAGGGCTGGAGTTTGGCCAGTGGCCAGGTCTCGATTGCGTCCGGGGCAAAGCTCAGGGTCATGCGGGTCGGTTCGCCTCAATCGGGTGGACTCTGGACACCGGCAGCCAGCCTGGACTCCGCAAAGGGTCCAGCGGCCACTGGACGGGTCCGGGTCCAAGAGTTTGTTTTATTATGGTTTTCAGCAGATCGCGGGTGGATGCCCGCCGGGGTGGCTTCCCAAAAAACCGGGCCTGTCGCTGGCGATATTGCGCGCTTCGCCCGCCCGTATACGTCTGTGGCCAGGAAGGACCCGTAAAGTCAGTGGGTTAGCCGCCTAGACTCCAGCTGGACCCTTGGATG